AAATCCAGTATATGCAAACCTGAGCAGTGCAGAAGGGACGGCATCAAGTCGTGGATTGGATTTTTTGAGCAATGGTTTCAAAATTCGTGGAACAGATACAAGCGTCAACAGATCGGGCGATACGCACATCTACATGGCGTTTGCGGATCAACCCACAAAATTCAGTAATGCGAGGTAACACATAATGTGGAAATTAGGCGATATAGTTATCCGCGAAGGTAAATCGTGGAAAGACTCTAATGGAGTCACTCACCCGCAAACATGGGCGCGATGGACGGATGAAGAAAAACAAGCGGCAGGATTGACTTATCAAGCTGATCCTAAGTCTTGGGATAACAAATTTTACTGGGGATGGAATGCTGATGAGACATCTCTGATTGAGCGATCGCTTATAGACATCAACGAGGTTGATGATGATGGAAACCCTATTCTCGATGAAAAAGGAAATCAAATCATCACCAGAGGACTCAAGTACAACGCCATCCAGCAAGTTAAAAGAACAGCGAGCGATAAACTTAGCCAAACTGATTGGATGGTCACGAGAAAGGCAGAGGCGGGAACGGCGATACCAAGTTCCGTTACAGATTACAGAACGGCTGTCCGCACTGCGTCAGGAGCTATCGAAACTGCGATAACCAATTCGTCAGACCATGCGGCGTTCATGGCTTTGTATGACGTTCCCGTAGACGCTGATGGCAATCCAACAGGCAATGCACCGATCAACGATTGGCCGGAGGAAATCTAAATGGATAACAGAACTGTGGCTTCAGCGCATTCTCAAATAGAAAAAGTGAAGGCAAATCTTACCACGCACGAGGCAGTTTGTGCAGAGCGTTACGAAATGCTACGAAGCAGGTTACAACGGTTGGAAATCGTCGTAATTTCCACGGCTGGTGCAAGTTTACTTTTATTAGTGAGTCTCGTGCTTCAGTTATGATCTTTGAAGCCATTGCAGTAGTCCAAACCGCAAACACCGCGATTGGTGCGGTAAAAGAGCTACTGAAGAATGGCAAAGACATCACTGATTGTGCCGAGCAACTCGGCAAGTATTTTGACGCCAAGGCAGAAATCCAGAAAAAATCAGGCAGTTCGCAATCGACTGGCTCCGATCTTGAAAATTTTCTCCACCTCGAAAAATTACGCCAACGCGAGGAAGAGCTAAAGACCATGCTGATTTATCAGGGGAGAGCAAACCTTTACCAAGACTTCCTGAAATATGCGGCAGAAGCCAAACGTAATCGAGATGAAGCACTGGAAGCACAAAAGAAAGCGAAGATTGCGAAGCAGAAGAGAAACGCTGATATCGCTAAGTCTGTGGTTATTGTATTTGTTTGTTTGTTGGGATTGGTCGCGGTCGGTGGTTTTATATATTCGCTCTCTACTATGAGGCCAGCATGAGGAGGCTGTTATGTCTTGGGTGCTGATGGGTATTTTTTTCTCTGACATGACGTTTTATTTCAGGATTTTAGAGATACATCCCACGCACATCAAATGTTTGTACGCTGGAGAAGAAATGATTCAAAAGATTGGTAAGCCGATCAAAAACTATAATGTGGTTTGCGTCCCGGTTGATGAATTTGAATGGCAAGCTCTATGAGCTATTTGAAAAAATATGATACGAATCAAAATGGCACTCTCGATCCAAATGAGTTATTGGTTATTGAGATTGAGGATCGTCGTCGTCAAATGCTGGATAATGACAAGCAGAGAGATTCAGTCAGGGCGATGGCATGGTATGCGCTGGCAGGTTTATTGTGCTATCCCGCTGGTATTTTTCTATGTAGTCTGTTCGGACTTGATAAAGCGGCTGAACTCATTGCTGATATCGCTGGGACGTACTTTATAGCGGTGGCTGGCCTTGTGGCTTCATTTTTTGCCGCAGGAGCCTATCAAGCGAAGAAGCAAGAAAAAAGTGACAAATGATCTACGTTTTCGCCTTGATCGTGATGACAGCAGACGGAACGGTCATTCCCGACAAGAAGGCATATTTTTACTCCATCAATCGGTGCAACTATTTTGCAGATCGGGTGAGTCGTACACGATACAACTATTGGACAAAACGTAAAGTACAGGCGTATTGCATACCCGAATGGGTTAATGCGAAAAACACTAAAATACTGAGGTGATTATGATTCTAGGTGCGTTAGGAAAAATACTGGGTAGTGAGTCGGTCATCAAGAAAGGCATGGATCTGATTGACGACATGCATACTTCTGAAACTGAGTCGATTGAAGCGAAGACACAAGCCAAAGTAGCCTTAATGAACTCATATGCCCCATTCAAGGTAGCCCAGCGGTATCTTGCCTTAATGTTTGGCCTCACTTATGTATCGTGTTTTATCTTAGTTCTTGTGATGACACTGACCGGAAAGGGCGATCCATCTGCTGTTTCTGAGGTGATGGAGCAGTTTCAAATCAACTACGTCATGCTTCTGATTGCGGGATTCTATTTTGGTGGAGGCTTGGCAGAGTCCGTTGGCTCTGCGAGGAAAAAGAAAGATGTTTGAACTAAGTCAACGGTCGCTAGATCGACTACAAGGTGTGGATGAACGGCTGGTCAAGATTGTATCAAGAGCCATTCAAATTACTGATACAGATTTTGGGGTCATTCAGGGTCTACGCACAGAAGAAGAACAAAAAGCCTTGGTGGAAAAAGGCGCGAGCAAGACGATGAAGTCAAAACACCTAGACGGCTTGGCAGTCGATCTCATGGCCTACATAGGCGGTCGAGGATCATGGGAACTTAACGTCTACGACAACATTGCTGAAGCCATGCAACAAGCCGCCACTGAAGAAGGCGTAGACATCCGATGGGGAGCCGCATGGCACATTTCTGATCTGCGAGGATGGACGGGTACGATGGAAGCCGCTATGAACGATTACATCGACACCAGACGGGGAGAAGGACGGAGGCCATTCATCGATGCCCCACATTTTGAATTAATGACATAAATAATCATAAAACGCTTTTTTTATCCACTCAAATGATGTTTAATACTCTTGTTATGTAACAGGAGAAATAAACATGACTACTCAAAAATCAAGCGAATGCCCAAAAGTAATCGCCAATGCACTGTTCCAAGTGCAAACGCAAATTGGCACGTTAGGCTATGACTCAACCAACGATTTTTCTAAGTATAAGTATGTGTCAATTGACAAATACTACGAGAAAATGCGTCCACTGATGAACGATGCAGGGATTTTAATTATCCCTGACGAGTTAGAAAGCAGTCTTAGTGAAGATAAAAAACTTTATCGTGCCGTCTATCAGTTCACGATTATTCATAAGGATGGGGCGACTTGGAATTTTCCGATTCGCAGATCAATCACTCTTCCGTTCGTCGGAGCGCAATCATCAGGAATCGCTCTGTCGTATCTTGAAAAAATTGCTATGCGAACAATCTTCAAAATCAACTCTGGTGAGCGAGATGACGCAGATATGCTGGAGCAGGGTAATTTTTTTACTTTGACCAGCCAGCAAAAGGATGAGATCAATAAGTTATTGAAAGATACAAATGCTGATTTACGGGCATTTCTAGCTCATTACGAAGTCGACAGCGTTGGGTCAATGACTCAAGCCGTTTACGATCAAGCGTTAAAAATGTTGCAGACGAAAAAATCACAGCAAAACAGCAAGCCCCCCGCACCTTCTGATGATGTAGTTGATGCCAGTACTTATGGAGATGAGCCTGACATCTATGAAGAAGAGGCGAAAAACCATGAGAATCGTTGATCATGAGCAACGGAGTCCAGAATGGCATCAAGCGCGTCTTGGCTGTCCTACTGCCTCTAACTTTGGCAAATTGATCAATCCGACAGGTGCAAAAAGCACTCAAGCCAAGTCGTACATCAATGAGTTGATTGCTCAAAAACTTACTGGTGAAAGCCCAGAGATCACGGTTACGGAGTGGATGGAGAGAGGCACAGAGCTTGAGGCAAAGGCTCGATCTCTTTATCAGTTGATGACCGATTGCACTATTGCCGAGGTTGGTTTGTGCAAGCACGACTCTCTGGAGTGCGGAGCATCACCAGATGGATTGATCAGCAATGATGGTGGACTAGAGATCAAAGTCTTCAAGCCAGCAAACCATGTTGCTGTCCTACGGTCGCAAGAGATGCCGACTACACACATTCCACAAGTTCAAGGATGTATGTGGATCACAGATCGAGAGTGGTGGGATTTTGTGTCGTACCACGAAACGATGCCGATATTTGTCACTCGTATCAGACGAGATGATGAATACATTGAGAAGCTCGCGGCTGAAGTTGAGAAGGCTTGCGAGGAAATTATGGAAGAAACACAACGATTGGAGAATATGAAATGAGTGAATTCACAAAAGATGATGGTCTGGGCAAGTTTTTCCCAAACACTAGCAAGACAGGTCAACAACCCGACTTTACAGGTTTCCTTGAGATCGATGGTCAATGTAAAAAAGTCAGCGTCTGGAACAATGGCAACTATTCAAGCATCAAGACCAGACCAATGACTCCCGATGAGGAAAAGAAACACCGTGAGGAACAAGCCAAGTTTGCGGCTAGAAGATCTCAACAATCACCAGTACCCATGACTCCGCCAAGTCAGGGGAATCCAGTGGATTTAGATAAGGAAATACCGTTCTAAAAAAAATGCCGCCAGAGGGAATCATTCTGGCGGCAATCATAGGGAGTCAAATGAGATTACAGTCTAGCATCTGGAGAGCAAAATGAAATACAACGTAGGAAAAAGTTTACGCATCGCGCAAGAACTCAACGAGGTCAGTAGCCGTCAGTTAGCGAAAGATTTATCTGTGTCGCCGCAACAGGTTCATCGATGGAGAAATATGAATGATATGAAAGTGTCGAAAGTCGAAACAATTTGCAACTATCTTGATATTGAGTTCGGAAAATTCTTGGAGCTAGGGTCGTGATTAACGAGCAGGAAGTCGAGGCGGCAGTCGATTGGCTCCGCGATACTGCCCAAGAAGCCGCCCAGAAGCGGGCGGAGCGTTTATATCTGGATGAATATCGGAAGGTCTTACGAGCCAAATTGATGAAACAGCACATGGATTTACCTGTCTCAGCGCAAGAGCGAGAGGCTCTGGCCGATCCAAAATATGCGGAACATCTGCAATCATTGAAGATAGCGATTGATGAGGATGAGCGAATGCGATTCTTGCGAGTTGCGGCAGAGGCCAA